GAGGAAGCACCGTTCACTTGGAACATGTGGGCGCGTGACGCCGGAACGACTGCGGACTTCAAGAACATTAACCGCATTCGCTTCAGCGAAATGGGTACGCCTGAAATGGTCCCTGAAGGACAGGAGTACAAAGACGCGGGAATGTCGGACACAAAGGAAACGTACAAGATCAACAAGTACGGCAACATGTTCACAGTGACATGGGAAACCGTTGTCAATGATGATCTTGACGCTATCAGCCGCATTCCAGCAATGCAGGGAGCAGCGTGCCGACGTTTGCAAAATCAGGCCGTCTACGGCGTTCTGACAGCGAATGCCGCAATGGCTGATACTGGCCTGTTGTTCAACGCGACAGCTCAGACGACTGCCGGGGGTCACGCAAACTATGCGACGGGTGCCGGTGCTCCGGCAGTTGGAACGCTGAACACTGCGTTTATCTCCATGATGACCAAGAAGGGCCTACGGTCGGACGTGATCCTAAACATTCAGCCAGCGTTTTTGATCGTTCCTGCGGCAATTTCTGCGACGGCACTGCAGTTACTGGGATCTATTGCAGATCCATCGGTCGGCGGTTCCGCGGCTGGCAACAGCAACACCAAGAACATCTACGGGCCGAACGGTGATCGACCACTGAAAGTTATTGTCGAGCCACTGTTGGATGCTAACAGCTCAACGGCTTGGTACCTAGCTGCGAATAACAGCCAAGTTGACACGGTCGAAATTACGTTCCTCGAAGGCGAACAGTCTCCGGTGCTCGAAAACGAGTGGGACTTCGACAAGGACGTTTACAAGTACAAGGTGCGTCAGACATTTGGCGTGGCCGCCATCGACTATCGCGGACTGTACAAGCACAACGGGGCGTAATTGCCTGACTGATGAAACACGGCGGGCCGCGTGGTCCGCCGTTCTTTGAAGCACTCCCAACGGTAGCGGAATGCGATGACCCGTTTTGAAAGGTGATTGAAATGGCAGGTCTTCAGGACTTTCAGGAATATGTCGACGACTTCGAAGGCACGACAGTGACCTTCCCGACGTCAGCAAACATTGGCACGCCGTGGCTCACCGACGTCACAGGAGCTGCACCACCGACGCACGTGCGAAGTGCGGGTGCCGCGATTCTGACATTAACGGCGGACAACCAGGCACAGATTCTTGGTTTGCATCACAACGACGCGTTGACGTTCGACATCGACGATATTCAGCGTGTCGAGATGCGAGTCAAGCTGGGTGCAGCGACATTCACAAGCGGATCGATTCTTGTGTTCGGCGTATCGTCAGCCCGTAACGATACGGCTGACAGCGTGGCAGAACATGCTTGGTTTCGCATGGAAGGAGCCAACAGCACAACTGTCGTCTATTGCGAAAGCGACGACGGCACGACTGACAAGAATGACATTTCCAGCGGTGTGACACTCGGAACGACGTACAAGCGGTTCGTGATCGACTTCACGGGCGGCAAGTCAAACGTCCGGTTTTACATCGACGGTGTCCGTGTTGCAGCATCTACCACGTTCGATATGTCGGCGTATTCGTCCGGACTGCAGCCGATCATTCAGTTGCAGAAAGCGGCGAACACAAACGCGGATGTGTGTACGATTGATTACGTCAAGATTCTTGCGAAACGAACATGAGCCTAGCAGATCGGATCGTAACTGATGCGGCTGGCGTGTTTCTTAACAGCGATCACTTCGCTGAAACAGTCACGTACCACCCGCATCGGTTCGGGACGCCAGCAACGCCAAGAACGATCAAGGCCGTTGTGATTCGCAATCAGGTGTCTACGTTTGGGCCGGACGAACAGATCGTGCCAGAGTTCGAGGTCAGAGTTGCGAACAATTCCACGACTGGAATCAGCAGCGAAGAACTCAACACAGGTGGCGACATGATTAAGCTGGCCGTGCGAGTCGGAGAAACGCCGACAAAGCGGTCAGTGCAGTTATTGTCTGAGCATGATTCCGGAATGCTGGTGTTGATATGTCGGTAACGTTTCAAACTCCTGTTGTCTCACGAATCTCAGATGAGATCTTTGCGCGGCTTCAGGCGTTGGTTTCTGGCAGTGCTGGGGCGTATGCGTTCACGGATGTCGTCAGGCCGACGAAGCTGGCGACATACACACCGCAACACGGACTGGTCGTTTTGACTCGTGGAGAAGTTTCTCGACTAACGGAAATCGATTGTCCTGGCAATCCTCCGGCGGTTGGATATCAGCAGACGTTTTTGATTCGTGTTCACATTGCTCCGAGTGAAAAAGATACCACGCCAGTTGAGGTGTATGAGGATGTCATGGAATCGGAAATTCACAAAGCAATCGTGAACGATCCGGCAACGTGGCACACGTTTGGAGACTTGGCAATTCTGGCTGATCTCGGAGCACAACAGACCGCAACATCAGACGGAGGATACGACGGAATTGCCATTCCGCTAACGGTCATGTTTCGAGTCAGTGAGGGCGATTTGTACACGGTGCGAGCATGATTGCCATCGACATCGACGCAAAGCAGTTAAAACGGTTGCGTGAGTCGGTCGGTAAGGCAAAAAACAAATTTGGGCGAGAACTGGCAGCAGCAATCAACGCGGCTGCGAAGAAAACAAAACTGGACATCGGGCGAGACGTTCGAAGCGTCATCGCCATCAAGAAAAAAGAGTCTGAAGCCCCGTTGAAGATTCACGCAAAAGCCACAGCGGACCAGCCAAAGACAACTGTCAGCATCGCAAAAACCAGACGACTCGGGCTTAGGCACTTCGGAGCACGTCAGGACAAACGCGGCGTATCGTTCAAGATATCAAAACAGGGCGGACGGAATCGAGTCGACGGAGCATTCCAAGGCCCGAAACCGGGTGTGATGAATGTAAAGTGGCGGGGCAATGCCTTTCGCAGAGTTGGCAAAGAGCGTTTGCCAATCATTCATATTCGCGGCGTGTCAGCGTTTGGGGCCTACGTCAAGAACAAATTCACCAAGCCGCAAATCAAGCGAATCAATGACGAGCTGCGAAAGCAGATGGAACGACGGATCAAACTCAACATTCTGCGGGCTGAAGGGCTCGTGTCGAAATAGGAACAAAACATGAGCGGACTTTTGAGACGTCGTCGCGTATTCGCTGCTAAGGTCGAAGCAACCGTTGGCACTGCGGAATCATTGACATCAGCCGAAGCCGCATTCAACGCGGAAGATTTTACCATTCAGCCGAATGTCGCTGTCACCCGACGACAGGGGCAAGGTGGATTCAATTATCTGCCGGGGATTCCTGAAGGAATGCAAGGCACATGCACGGTTCGTTTCGGCATGTCGTACAACGGAACGACGCTGCCTTCATGGGCATCTGTGCTGTTGCCTGCGTGCGGCTGGGTCGCCACTTCGCTAGTGCTGTCGCCAGTCACTGAACGCCCTGGCGGATCTGGAGGCGTCAAGACGATCACAATTGGTGAATACAAAGACGGCAAGTTATCGATTCTGTCCGGTGAGATGGGCACATGGAAGATTATCGCGGAAACCGGCAAGCAAGCGATGATCGAATTCACTTTCACCGGAAAGTATTCGACCAATGAAACAGACATCGCGATTCTAGCCCCGACCTATCCGACCGTGTTGCCGATTCGTGTCGCTAACGGTGCCCTGACATTCAATTCCGTTGCACTGTGTACGGCATCAGTTGAGATTGATTCCGGCAACACGGTGACGATGCGAGAATGCGTCAATGCGAGTGATCGCAGCGGCTACATTTCTGCGATTGTCACAGATCGGGCTCCGGTCATCACGGCGAATCCCGAATCTGCATTGGTAGCCACACAGGACCGTGACGCTCTGTGGCTGACAAGTTCCGCTCAGGCGTTTTCGATGCAGATTGGAGCAACTGGAAATTCGATCACGATTGCAGCCCCCAAAGCTCAAATTGAAAACAAGCAGCAAGGCGACCGCAACGGAATCATGTCGGACGATTTGACTTGGCTGTGTACTGCGGGCGGTTCCGCAGATACTGAACTCACTATCACTTTTGATTGATTTATATGCCTCGAAGTCTTGACCCTTCATCGAAGCTCACAATGGTTCTCGCATGCGACGTTGATAAGACGCCGCAGCCGAAGATTTTCGCGAAAACGCCGACTCTCAACCAGCAGCGAAAGTTGGTCGCACTGTTGCAAGGCTTGGGCGGTGGTGACATCGCGGCGAGCATGGACGCACTATTAGACGCGGCGGCGATGTGTCTAACTGGCTGGGAGAATATTCCGGTCGAATTCAGCCGCGAAACAATTGGCGATGTTTTGACGCTTGATGAGCTGGTTGAAGTGTTCACGTTCTTAGCGGCGTCCACGTCAGCAACACCAGACGATAAAAAAAAATCAGAGTCGCAGCCCTCGTGCGATGTGGTGAACTCTGCAAGTCCTGCGTTGGTCGTTGTCGCGACATTGTAACACCAGAGCAGCCAGCGGAAATTGAGTGTCCGGAATGTGGCGGTGAAGGATGCAAGAATTGTAAGGATGGATGGTTCGAGGTTGGTCAATGTCCCATGAAATTCATTGGGCCGGAACTCAACAGTGATATTCAGATTCTGACAGCGAGTGAGCATCATTTGCCAGTGACTGGCGGAATCCTCGATCAGTCGGCGTGGTGGTTCGAGCTGAGAAGCATTCTGCGAAGCGAAGAATACCGAATCGAAAGCGAACGAGACAAGAGGCGGAACCTGTGAGCAACGGCATTGATTTTGTCATCGGCGGAAAGAATCAGGCGCAGCCTGCAATGTCCGCTGTCGAAAAATCGCTTCAGCGTCTTGAGCAAAAAACGGAATCCGTAGGTAAGTCTACGCAACGACTGGCAGCCGTTACCGGAACGCTGACAACCGTCTATGTCGCGGTCAAAGCGGCATTGGCGGCATTGGGTGGTCTGAATCGAATCAACGCGGCCTATGATGCACAAACAGAGTCAGTGAAGAAACTAAACTCCGCTCTGCAGATTCGCGGAGCCGCAGATGCGACGTCAAAAATGCAGGATGTCGCCAAGTCCATCGAGAAGATGACCGGCGTATCCGACAATGCAGCCCTTGCGTTAATGCAGCAAGCGTCGGGAATGGGATTTGCTACGGGCAAGATGGACGATGCAGCCAAGGCCGCCATTGGGCTCGGTGCGGCGATGGGAAAAGACGCGGCGTCTGCTATGGGCGATCTGAAATCAGCCCTTGAAGGCAACTTTGACGCATTTGCGGCGGTCAATCCGCAGATCATGTACATGCGGACGAATCAGGAACGACTTGCGGCCGTTATGGCAATCGCCAATCAGGGACTGGCACAGCAAGCGGCGGACATGACGACGGTCGCGGGTTCAGGTCGTCGCGCTGACTCTGCAATGTCAACGCTGATGGAATCAATCGGGAAAATCATTGCCCCAATTCGCGTGCTGATCAATGCAGGGCTGCAGCAGTTGGCGACGTCCTTTGACGCGTTGCTCGTGCCTGCCGTTGAATACGCAACGAAGATTCTTGAGAACATCGGGCCGATCATGGACTACGTGAAAGAAAAGGTCGTCCAAGCCATCAATGTGATCGTCGGTGCGTTCACCTTCATGGAGGTGATTGTCACGAATCTGGGCAGCGTTTGGGAGATTGCAAAAGCGGCGACTGAACTGGCAATGATTACTATTTCAGAAGTGATCATGCACGCATTCACGCAGACCATTCCGGCTTATGTCGTGTGGTTCGGTGAAAACTTCATCAACCTGATACGCGACGCATTTAACGGCGTGATTACGATCATTACAAACGCCGGGCGAATTATTGGCGAAACGGTTTACCAAATCTTTGCGTTCATCGCCTCGGGTGGTGAAGGCGGCATTGAAGGACTGATGAAAGGGCTTGGAGAGGCGGCAAGCATTAGCCTGCTTGATGGCTTTCAATCGCAACTGACATCACTTCCGGAGATTGCAGCCCGACAGTTGACGGAGCGCGAAAAGGATCTCGCCGAAAAAATAGGGGCTGTTGGCGGAAGACTCGGTGACGAGTTTTCCAACAAGATGCGTGACAGAATGCTGGGCGTCGGCTCCACGCTTTCCAGCGAAGTGCAGAACGCGGCAAGCAGCATCGACCTGAAGATGAGGCCGTCTGTACTGATGCAAGGAACGCCAGTCGCCGAGGGCCGTTTGTTGACCCGCGGCCCTGGAATGCGGCTACCCGATCAAATGCAGGAAATCATTCGACTGCTTAAAGATCCGCCACCACCAAAGCCGCCACGGGCAAAAATTCTAGTGCAACTCGATCGAGATCAAATGAAAGTTTGGGACGACGTACGTCAGAACACTGCCAACACAATGCAGATGGAGGCAATTGTCTAATGGCCGTCATCGACGCAACGAAAATGTGGTCCCGCGAAGGCGGAAGCAGCACATCAGAAAAGTACGACAATTTCGCGACGACGTACAGCCATTCCGAGGCGTATTTCGTCACACACGCCGTGGACGATAATGCCGAAACGATCAAGGAAACCGCGTTGCTTCCGGCGTATGGATCACGGCACGTTTCGGGTGTCGATTCGTTTTTGAAAACTAAAACGATGGAGTCGGTGGGGCCGATATCGTCAATCGTAACACTGCAATACGAAGGCAAACGATTTGATGCAACGGTTGAGATTGAGTGGTCGGACTCGACATCAACGGAACCAATCGATCGTGATTACGACGGGGAGGCAATCGTCACCGCGTGCAAAGAGCAGGTCGAAGGACTGACGATGGAAATCTCAGACCCTGTCGCCGTTATTCGCAGAAAGTTTTTCACGTTCAATGCGTATGCGCTCGCGGCGTATCGTCATGCGACGAACTCAGACACGTTTCTGGGATGGCCACCCGGCACGGCACGCATCGTCGGCTACTCGGCCAAGAACCAATTCAAGTACGGTTTGCCATTGGAGCAATGGGACGTGACCGCACGCATTCAGTTCCGCTTACCGCTGATGGGGGCGACATCAGCTCAGGCGTGGTACAAACGATGGCGGCATGAAGGGCTTCTGATTAACGGGTCAGCAACTCCAGACACGACTGTTGTACCGGTGCGGGCGAGAGACCTGAACGGGCAAGAAGTAACAAAGCCTGTTTTGCTAAAGCTGAATGGGACACAGGAGCTTGACCCGAACGCGGCAATCTGGAAATACACTCAAATTTACAATTCTTTACCCTATGCAGCGTTGGGGCTTTTGTAATGGCTAACTCATTCAAGTTCACGTCGCAGCTTCAGTTCGCTCGTGACAGCGTTGTGGTCGATAATCCGCCGATGAAAGTCGTGGAAAAAACGACAACGTCGGAACTGAAAACGCAGAATGTGCAAGTGGTTGGAACGACGCACGAGGTCATTGCGGCCGGTGATGTGACAGACAGTGCGGCCTGTCGAATCGAGAATTTGCACGCTACGGCAATCATTTCGGTCGGCGGTGACGCAGCCGGATCATTCGTGAAATGGTTCGACGTTCCGCCTGGAGAAGTGGCGTATCTTCCGCGAGTCGGCACGCTGGTATCGACGTATCTGGATTCCGACACGGCATCAACTCCAGTTCAGGTCACGTTAATCAAGGTGGCAGCATAACGT